ATCCGGGACTGGGTGGGATAAGCCGGGATTTATCGGGATTGAGTTCAATAAAATCAGTACCCTAACAAGGTCAGCACCATTTTCTGATGCTCTTCGAGATTTTAGACGGGTTTTGGGGTTTTACTAAACCACTGGCGGTGTTTTTTAGACGCGGAGACATCCCGTGAAAACGCCGCCAACACCGAGAAAAGCACACATTTAGCCCTGATATCAGACCTTCTCGATTTCGAGGTTCATGGTTGGAACTCCGAAGTTTAGACATTTTGAACCGTCGAACTTCGGAGTTCCAGTTTTATTTTTAAAATCAGTGGATTACCTATGCACTAGTGGCTTCGTCCTTCATTGCCCCGAGCAAACTAATAATGTCGTCCAGATCAATTGCATAGCTGAAGATCATCGTGCGGAGCAAGTACCCGATGACTGGTGAAGGCTCCCATCCAACGGCGGAGCAGGCGGTTTCCAGCAAGTGTTTTGCGCCGCGAATTTGTGCCCCTATATCCTTGACCGTCTGGTCTGCACGCTGGGCGGCAGACTGGTCGGAGAAGGCTACTTTCAGGAGGGTGTCGGCAAGGGCCCGCTCGCTGGAACTGACCTGTTGGTCAGATGCAATCTTCTGTAATTCCTGATGAATTTCAGACGTTGCGGCATGTCTGTCGCTGGTAATGGCTTGATGTATTTCCAGCAAGCGAGCGGTGGCGCTGGTTTCAACGGGCACCGGATCTGGTGCCCGTGCACCGTCAGGATAGCGCAGCATCTGGCCCTTCCCGCAAACAAGCCAATCAGCATTCACGCCGAGTGCATCCGCGATTGCAGCTAAACGCGTAACTTTTGGCTCCGCCGTTCCTGCCAAATAAGTCTCTAGGGTTCGCCTAGGTATAGCAGATATCTGCGAAAGAGCATCGCCGCTCCCTGCTAGGGCTGCACACTGCCTCAGTCTGGATGAAAAACTATCGTTTCGCGCGGTCATGGCAGCCGCACGAAATTGACATCGGAGCAGAGAGACTGTTTCGCGCAGCTTTTTTCTTTTTTCTTATCAATAAGATAGGCGGGAAATAGCATTTTTCTGCGCAGATTACCTGCGCGAAAAGCAAATTCCTGCTTTTCAATAAGGCGTGAAGCTGCTATTAATCCTCTCATACAGTTTGTTCCTACGATCTGACATTCAAAAAAAACCGGCTTTGGCGAGCCGGAGACGAGACAGGAGATCAGGATGCCACAAAAGGGATGGCACCGTGAAGACATCAAGGCAGCGATCCGCAAGCGCGGCATTACCCTTGAGCGTCTTTCCCAAGATAACGGGCTTCATAAAAGCATGTGTAGCCTAGCGTTGATCCGCCCAGACTTCGCCGCCGAGCAGGTTATTGCCAGGTTTTTAGGGGTCACCCCCCAAGACCTTTGGCCACACCGTTACAACGCCGATGGCACTTACCGTCATCCAAGATCTCGCAATTACCATATCCGCAAGGGGCTGGTGTGTGAATGTCAAAATGGAGGCGCGGCATGAACAGCATCACCGCCTTGCATTCTGGTGATTTACAGTCGGTCAGCAATGATCCGTACCGTGCAGCCTAGCTTTTTACCTGTTTTTAGATCGTCCCCCTAGCTGGTTGTGCAGTTTGGGGACGGGCGGGACGGGTGTTGGTGCACCCTCCCGCCACACTTCCGGAAATACCCTCCTTTTTCCCCACACAGAGGTGCCTCCTCTGTGTGCGCCTGACCGGGTGCGTCTGCGCGCAATTGGGCGCATCCGGTCCTTTTCTCCGCACACCACAAATGAATAGGAGACGGCTATGTGCATGAAAAAGAGTGCTACCCAACGAAAACGTCTGGCGGCCTATACCCTCAAAAAGCATATCCACCTGATGGATGATGTCATGGACAAAAACGACTGGCGGTACGAGGGAAGTCCGGTCTTTGAGGTCTTTGTCCGTACCTACTCTGAATGGGCAACACTGGCATACCCGGAGCAGGATTATGGCGCGTGACCGACGGGATGGGGCAACGCTCGACCTGCTGTCGTGGGAGCCGCCGCCGGTGGCGGTGCGGTTTGCCGAGGGGGCGGTGCGGGCGGTCAGCGTGGCGCAACGCCTGAGTCTGGCAGTTGCGACCACCCTGCGCGAAGCAGACTTGAGCCGCGAAGAGGTGGCGGCGCGGATGGGGAACTATCTGGGGGAAGAGGTCAGCAAAAACATGCTGGATGCCTACGCCAGTCAGGCACGGGATGCGCACAACATCAGTCTGGCCCGCGCCTTTGCCCTGCTGCATGCCACGGGTGACGCCCGCATTCTGGGCAGCGAGTTGAAGGGGTTTGGTCTGGCGGTGATTGCCGACCGCTACCTTGCGGCGGTTGAAGAGGCGATGTGGGCCGAGCGGGAAGAGCAGGCGCGGCAAAAACGCCTTGCCGCCCGGCACCGCTGGAAGGGGGCATGATGAAGGTTTCAATCGAGGAAATTGCAACAGCCTGCTCTATCAAATCTCGAACAGCCCAGATCCGGGCATCAAAGGGGCTTTGGCCTTATGAGGAAGAGACGCTTCCCACCGGAGCCAAGCGCCGCCTGTACGCCGTGGCAAACCTGCCGCCCGACATTCGGGACGCTGTGGCCCGGCACTCGCTGAGCGTTGCCACCCCAGCCCCTCGCCTGGCCCCGCTTAAACCGGAGGATGCCAGCCAGCTCAAGGACAGCCAGCGGCGGACGTTGGAGGCACGGGCGGCGATTTTGGCGGAAATCGACAGTTTGATGGTGATGGGCACCAGCCAGGGAAAGGCCGTGCAAATGGTGGTAGAAATGGCCCAAGAGGGCACCCTACGCCCCGAAGTGCAAACGATAGTGCCGATGGCCAATGCGCGGGCGGGCCAGGGGCGCAGCCTGACACGGGCGACGCTGTACAACTGGTTGAAGGCACGGGCGGCGGGGTCATCGACGGCGCTGGCTCCGGCTCTCCCGCAAGAGCACGGCATCCCGGAGTGGGCTAGCGCGCTCATGGATTTGTACGGACGACCGCAAAAGCCAGCGTTAACCGACGCTTTAAAGGCTCTTAAAGCGCAAGGGTATGCCCCGTCTTATGATCAGGCGCGGCGCTTTTTGGGCAAGCTGTCGGCGATCACTCGCAACAGCGGGCGGATGGGTCCGCGCACGCTGAAGGCGATGCGGGCCTATACGGTGCGCTCGGTCGAGGGGTTGTGGCCGACGGCGATCTATTGCGCCGATGGCCACACCTTCAAGGCCGAGGTTGCCCACCCGATCCACGGGCGGCCTTTCCGGCCCGAGATCACCACGGTGATTGACGTGTACACCCGCAAGATCACCGGCTGGTCGGTCAATCTGGCCGAGAACACCTGGTCGGTGGCCGATGCCGCCCGCCATGCCTTTGAGACGCACGGGCTGTGCGACGTCTGGTATTACGACAACGGCCCCGGTGCCAATAACCGCACCTGGGACGAGGCGATGGTGGGCCTGATTGCCCGCCTGGGGATCATTAAACAAAATAGCTTGCCGTATAGCTCGCAAGCTCGCGGGGTGATTGAACGGATCAACCGCAGTGTATGGCACCGGGCGGCCAAGCTGCTGCCAACCTACGTTGGCGCCGACATGGACGACGAAGCCCGCCAGCGAGCGTTTAAGATCACTCGGCGCGACATCAAGGCGTTTGGGGCCTCGCGGGTGCTACTGCCGTGGGCGGACTTTCTGACCCTTTGCGAGATGGCGGTGGCGCAGCACAACAGCGAGCCGCACAGCACGCTGAAAAAGGTCACCGACGCGGACACCCTGAAAAAGCGCCACCAAAGCCCCGCCGAAGCCTGGGCCGAGGCCGAAGCCACCGGCTGGCAGGCGGACCGCCTGGACGAAGCCGAAGCCCGCGACCTGTTCCGGCCGCATGTGCTGCGGAAAACGCGCCGCGCCTTGGTCAGTCTGTGGGGGAATGACTACTACCACCCGGCTCTGGAGGAATTCCACGGCGAGGAGGTGATGGTTGCCTACGACATCCACGATGCCGAACGGGTGTGGGTGCGCGATGGCGAAGGACGGTTGATTTGCGAGGCCAGCTGGAACGGCCACCAGACGGCGTTCATGCCGGTCTCGAAGGTGATGGCCGACCACGAAAAGCGCATTGCTGGACGGCACAAGCGGCTGGATGCCCACCGGGCCGAGGTCGAGGCCGAACGCGGGCCAGCTGCCCTGGACTACCGCGGTACTCCGGTGCAGGTGCTGCCGATGGCTCCGGCCTTGCCGCCAGTCACGCTTGAGATGGATGCAGATCAAGCGGCCTTGGTGGCCGAGTTTACTGCCCCCGAGATTGAGCCCCCTGCAACGCCAGAGCAACGCTATGACCGCTGGCTAGAGCTAGAGGCCGCGGTGAAGGCGGGGCAAGAACTGAGCACAGAGGACCGTCAGTTTTACGATCTGTTCCGGCGCTCCCCTACCTGGGCCGAGGTACGCGAACACCGGGCGATGATCGCTGCGTTTCAGGCCAGCCTGCGGGCTACTGGATAAGAAAATGCCCCGCCTAAGGGGACAACCTCAAGCGGGGCGGTATTTGGGGCCTCAGGGTTTCGAGAACCTCGGGGTCTCAGCTAGCAAATACGAAAGGTAGAATGACAGAATGACTGCAATTGTCAACAGTACTATTGCACCATTACGCAACGTGGCGCTGGCCACCGGAGCAATGCAGCGAGCCATCGAGCGCCCGTTGCATTTGCCGGGAATGGTGACGTTTAGCGGGCCGAGCGGCTTTGGGAAGTCGATGGCGGCGGCCTATGTCGCCAACAAATACCGCGCCTTTTACATTGAGTGCAAAAGCACCTGGACGCGCAAAGCGATCTTAGAGGCGATCTTGCGCGAGATGGGCAAAGTCCCGGCCAAGACCGTGGCGGCAATGACCGACCAGATCGCCGACGAGCTGGTGCTATCGGGTCGCCCGCTGATCATCGACGAGATGGATCATGTGGTGGAAAAGCGTGCCGTGGAGGTGATCCGCGACATTTACGAAGGCTCGAAAGCCCCGATCCTGCTGATCGGCGAGGAGCTGTTGCCAACCAAGCTGGCGCAGTGGGAACGGTTCCACGGGCGCATTCTGGACTGGAAACAGGCCGAACCGGTCAGCATGGCCGACGCCGCCCACCTGCGCGGGCTGTACTGCCGCCAAGTTGCAGTGACGGATGACCTGTTGGCGCTGGTGGTAGAGGCAGCCCATGGATCGGTGCGGCGGGTGTGCGTCAATCTGGAGCTGATCCAGTCGACGGCCCTGTCCGACGGGGTGGCAACGGCAGACCGTGCGTGGTGGGGCACCCGTGACCTGCACACCGGCCAGCCGCCGAAGCGGAGGGCCTTTTGATGACTGGCAAACCTGTTTCAGAGATGGCGGGCCGTAAGATGCGAGGCAATGCTTGCTACTGGCGGGTTGTCCTAGAGCTTCACCGAGCGCAAGGGACTTTCACCGTGAGCGATGTCGAACAGCAAACCTCGGCCCCTCGAAAGACCATTAGCGACTATCTGAACCGCTTACTGCGGGCAGGCATCCTAGGCTGTGTCGGAGATGGCGGCGGTAAGACCGGACAGGCCAAGCTCTATAGCCTGCTCAAGCCTCAGAGTGATCCACCTCGGGTACGGCGGGATGGAACGATCAGCCAGGGTAACCCCGCCCGCGACCAGATGTGGCGGACGGCAAAGATCCTCAAGCAATTCTCGGCCAAAGATTTGGCAATCGCGGCGAGTACCGAGGAGTGCGTGGTCAATGAACGCGATGCCAAGGACTACCTAAAGTATCTGCGACTGGCGGGCTACCTGGCGATCCTTCGTCCCTCAAAGCCCGGCCTTCTCGCCGTTTATCGGTTTCTTTCCAGCAAGAACACCGGCCCTCGCGCCCCGATGGTGCAGCGGGTCAAGACTGTGTGGGATCCGAATATCAACAAGATGGTGTGGGGAGGCGATCATGACGGCGACAGCGCTTGATCGGGCGATGAAGGGCTGGCCGCAGGGCCTGCCTGACTGGGTGCGAGTGCTGGCCGAGAACTGCGATCTCAGCAGCCAGTCAAAAGCCGCCAAGCGGCTAGGGTATTCAGCAGCAACCGTCTCGCTAGTCCTGGCCGGGACTTACAGTGGTGATATTGCCAAGGTCGAAATGGCGGTGCGGGGCGCATACCTCGCTGCTCTGGTGGCCTGCCCGGTGCTGGGCGACATTCCCGCCAACGACTGCCTGAGCCATCAGCGGGCGCCCTTTGCTCCGACCAATCATGTTCGAGTGGCGCTCTATCGCTCCTGCCATGGTGCTTGTGCCTATGCCAGCGCAAAAGGGGGCCGTGATGCTGAGTGATGACCTGCGGGACTTCGCCGCTTGTTTGGCAGGATGGGAAAACGGTGGCGTCCAATTGTCTCCGGTAGCAGTCCGGGTCCTGCGGGCGCAGGTCTCGGCCTATGCGGTTGCAGCAGAGAGCCTAGAGCTTCAGGCGATCCCCCTCCACCAGCAAGGCACCTTACCACCCGATGTGGTCAGCCTTGATGTATGGCGCAGTGATCGAAAGCGCGGGATCCCCCGAAATGGCGGTTCCTCATGAGCTGGCTGCTTTGGCTGTGGCGGCTGAGGCCACGCCCCCGGCGTCCCACGATATCACCGGCAGCCTTCGGGCTGGCTTCAACCCTTTCCCAACCGAAGAAACCGAGGATAGACCATGACTGATCATGATCAAATCACCCCGTTCGCGCCGCGCAACAACCCGATGTACATGACCGATACCAAGGGCCGTCTGGTCCATGTGGATGCCGTCAAGCCGCTCGACAAGCTGCGGGATGGTCTGGTTGCCGGGATGATGGGCCGCGCACAGGGCCTGCGCGATGACCTTGCGGCGTTCAAGGCCGACGTGATGGCCGAAATCACCGCCTTCGTCCAGCTTGCCGCCGGGGAATACGATGTTCAGCTGGGCGGGATCAAAGGCAACCTGACTCTGCGCAGCTATGACGGCCTGCGGGAAATCCGCGTTCAGGTGGCTGACCGGCTGGTGTTCGACGAACGGTTGAAGGTGGCCGAGCAACTGGTCGGCCAGTGTCTGGCGGACTGGTCTGCCGACGCCCGCCCCGAGCTGAAGGTGATCGTGGACCGGGCCTTTAAGACCGACAAGGACGGCAACGTGAACACTGCCGCCGTGCTGGATCTGCGCCGACTAGAGATCAACGATACCCGCTGGAAAAAGGCGATGGAGGCCATCGCCGACGCGCTGACCGTGACCGGCACCAAAAGCTATGTGCGGTTTTACGAGCGCACGGCCCCCGATGCTCCGATGAAGGCGGTCAGCCTTGATCTTGCCGCGCTGTAGGGAGGGGCGAGTGATGAGTGAAACAGCGACCCACGAGGACGAAGCCCGCGCAATGGAGGAGATCCGCCTTGCCATGGATCTACTGTATCAGGCTGTATGGGCCATTGCTGAAGTCTACCCGTACCTGCCCCCCAATGCGATCAGTGTTGCCATGATCAATGTCGGTGCCCAGCACGGTCTCCGGCACCAGCAATCGACAATCGTCGCCCATTATCTCCACGGGGTGGCGGAACTGGTGACACGCGGGCAGGTCACGCACTTTACGGGAGGCGATGATGTCCGACACTGACCGCATGGTTGCCAAAATCAAGAAGCTGCTGGCGCTGGCGGCCTCCCCGAACGAGGCCGAAGCAGCGGCGGCGCTTTCCAAGGCCAAAGAGCTGATGGAAAAGCATTCAATTTCCGACACGGCCATTCGGCTGGCCGACATCACTGAAGCAAAGGGCAAAGCATCGGTCGCCGACCGCCCAAACCGCTGGGAGAGCGATCTTGTTTACCTTGTCGCACGGGCCTTTGGCTGCAAAACCATTTTCTTCAGTGGAGGATATGAGTCGAGGGGCTATGGCTATCGCCGTGCAAAGGGAGAGTGGCATTTTATTGCCGCCACCCCCATTCCTGACATTGCCAGCTATGCATTCCAGGTGTTGCTGAGGCAGCTAGCGGCTCAACGAGCCGCCTATGTCGCAGCCCTGCCGAAGCACCTGAAACGTGCCACCAAGATCCGGCGCGGAGACTTGTTTGCGGAAGCCTGGGTTGCTTCGGCTTCACAAAAGGTGATGTCGTTTGCCGGGCAGAACCGCCAGGCAGACATCACGGCTTGGGTCAAAAACCATTATCCGGTCTTGGGAGAGCTGGCGCTTTCAACCCGCACGGACACTATCAAGCCGAATGACCATCGGGCGTTTGACGCTGGCTATGCCGCAGGCGCGAACGTGCGTCTGGATCAAGCGGTGGCGGCAAATGCGCGGCCTGAAATGATCGGGGGGTGATGATGTCCGACATTGACACCCCCATTGATCCAGCTCATCCCGACGCGACACCCTGGTCCAAGCCGGTCATTGACCTTGGAGATATGCGGATTTCTTATGGCCGTCCGCGCTACCCGGAAAAGATCTGCAAGCACCGAAGCCTTGTGTACAGCACCGAAGAACGGCGGGTGTGGTGCAAAGACTGTCAGCGCACAGTGGATAACTTCGACGCCTTCATGGTCCTGGCTAATGGCCATCATGACATGGTTAACAGGCTAAAGCGGAAGGTGAAGGAGGCAGAGGAGATAAAGCAGGCCTACATCCACCGCAAATCAGCCAAGGAACTTGATCTGGCGTGGGGGAAAAAGTCCGCCGTTGGCTGCCCCCACTGCGGGCGAGGTCTCCTGGCCGAAGATTTCGCCACTGGGTGCCGCCAGTCCTCACGCGAGATCGAGCTGGCTCGGCGCAGACGAGAGAAAGGAGGGGAGTAGAAATGGCAAGCTCTGACCTTGAATTACGAGATCTCTCAAAGGATGAACTGATTGCACTGATCCAGCGCCAATGCCCCTTCATCAGGCCGTCACTGCTGCTAACGGTCCGTATCGAAACCCTCGAAAGGAAGGCCACCGCATCGTTTGATGCGTATGTCTGCGCCTCCGAACGCAGTTGCGATGCTGTACAACAGTTACAGCAAGCATGGGCCGCATTCCGCTCTGAAGGTTCCCCGGCTACGCTCGAAACTGCCACGAAGAAACAGCTCGAATGGGATACGGCCTACACCACGGCTCGCAAACACTATGCCCAGTACGAGCGCATGAACGATGCCGCTAATCAGTTATGGATCAAACTCCGCACCCTCTGACCGTTTCCCGTCTTTTCAGAAGGTTTATCCCGATGACCGCATCCCGCAATGCCATGCTGGCGAAAGTCCATATTGCCCGGAAAGATCTGGGAATGGACGAGGAAACCTACCGTGCGGTGATCAGCCGCATGAGCAACGGCAAGGCAGACAGCGCCAAGGCCCTGTCTGATGCCGCCTTAAACGACCTTTTAGCTGAGTTTAAAAGGCTTGGCTGGCAAGCCAAAGCCACCCCCCGCACGGCGGCGAAAGACCCGCTGGCGGGGAAGGTCCGCGCCCTGTGGAGGGCGCTGGCCAATGCGGGGGTGGTGCGCGACCGGTCCGAGGCCGCCTTGCGCGGATACGTTCATCGGATGACCGATAAGAGCGATCTCCGCTTTTGCGATGCCCGTGAAAAAGGCCGAGTCATTGAAAGCCTAAAGCAATGGGCCGCCCGTGAAGGCCTCGTATAAAAAGGCACAGAGATGAGCACCATCTATCCCGGTATCCTTGGAGAAATTGCCGTCATTGCGGGCGATGCCGCCGCCGAGGCCGTCGCCCGAGCCAAAGGCGGTGGCCCTGCGTATTTTCCGGCCTCCCCTGCTCCTGGGCACTGGTTGGTAGAGGCTGTCGGTTTGGACAAGGCGCGCGCCATTTGCATGGCGCTGGTCTCAGCTGATCGGGGGTGCCGTTTGATGGTCCCCATTGGTCCCTATGGGACACGAGGGCAATCGTGGCGTATCATGCGCTCTGCTCTTCAGGATGGGTGCTCGGTGGCAGAGGCGGCGCGACGCGCGGGGGTTGACATTCGGACGGCACGCCGCCACAAAAATGGTCACTCTGGCTTGGATCGCCCTTGCAACGATGATCAAGGCGAACTGTTTTAATCTCTCCTTCAGTCGTTGTTTTCCATGAGAGCCGGGCATTTGCCCGGCTTATGTCTTTAGAAGGTAATCGGCAAACTTGCGCCACGTCCGCAGTGGAGCATGAGATATGCCGTCCCCCGACACTGACTATTTCCTGAAAGCCCTCGCTTTTACTTTAGCGCACGAGGGCGGTTTTGTAGCTCACCCGCATGATCCTGGTGGGGCGACCAAGTATGGCGTCTCACTGGCTTGGTTGCGCAAAGCTGGGATGCTGGACCTTAACGGTGATGGCTACCCTGATGGCGATATCGACCACGATGGCGATATTGATCCTGCCGACATTCACGCCCTTTCCCCCGATGATGCCGCGATGATTTACCGCCGTCATTGGTGGGATCGTTATAGCTACAGCCTTTTGCCGCCAGAGGTCGGAGCGAAGGTCTTTGACCTTGCGGTCAACATGGGGGCGCAGCAGGCCCATCGCCTGCTGCAACGGGCCTGTACCGCGTGCGGCCAACCGACGGCAGATGACGGCCATGTCGGCCCCAAGACGCGTACTGCCGTTTGGGCTGTGCCGGATGATCGCTTGCTGGATGCTTTGTGCGATCAAGCGGAAGACTTTTACAAAAGCCTCGCGGCTCATAATCCTGCGCGAAAGGTCTTTTTGGCGGGCTGGTTGCGGCGGGCCAAGGCTCGGCCCTCTCTCGTGGAGGGGCGATAATGGACCCGATTTCCGCCGCCCTTGGCGTGGCCTCGCTGGCCGCCCCCTACATTGGCAAGTGGCTGTTCGGAGATGACGGCGCAGCGGTCGCCCAGCAGGTGGTCGCCGTCGCGCAAAAGGTGACTGCCACCGACAGCCCCGCCGCCGCCCAGCAGGCGCTACAAGCCAACCCGGAGCTGGTGGTCCAAGTGCAAATGCAGCTTGCCTCCCTGAACGCTGACCTCGAACGGGCATACCTGCAGGATCGCCAAAGCGCGCGCTCGCGGGATGTCGAGCTTGCCAAGTCGGGCCGAGGTAACGTCCGCGCTGACTTGATGGTGGCGGGGGTGACGCTCGGTCTGATTGCCTGCATCGGGGTGCTGGCCTTTTACCGGTCTCAAGTCCCCGGCGAGGTGGTGGGGATCTTGTCCACCGTAGCCGGAATTTTTGGCTCCTGCCTTAAGGATGCTTTCGGCTTTGAATTTGGCTCGTCGCGGTCCTCAAAGGAAAAGGACGCCTTGATTGCCCAGAGCATCGGAGGGAGCCGTGGCTGACAGCATCGATACCGCTCAGGAAGTAGAGCATGCTCTCCGCGAGGCGTATATCGCTCGCCATAAGCAACTGCGCCCTGTTTCACGAAATAGTCCCTCTGCCTGTTATGGGTGCGGTGATGCAATCCCGCAGGAGCGGCAAAGCGCAGTCCCCGGAACAGCTTTTTGCGCTGACTGTGCGACCGAGCACGAACGCCAAGTCCGCCAGTCGCGGCGATAGGGGGAGAGATGGATTTTTCATTGAGCGACATCACGGGTGCTGTGGGGCCTCTTGCCGGTTTGGCTGGAGTGGTGGCTACAGCCATTCTGTGGCGTCTTAAGGGTGAGTTTGCCAGTAAGGCAGATTTACAACAGACGCAAGATCGCCTGGATACGGTTGAGGCCGAAATTGAACGCGTCTGCACGCGGCTTGAGATGTTGCCCGACCACGAAGACCTGTCGGACGTGCGCGAGCGGCTGGCATCAATGGAAGGTGCGATCAAAGTCGCCTCAGAACAGGTTGAAGGCCTGCGACAGGTGATGGTTCGCCTTGAGCGCCCTCTCAATCAGTTAATTGATCACCACATGAACCGAGGGCGAGCATGAGCTTTGAAAAAGATTGGATTGCCTCTCGCCGCCTATTCATCTTGCGCCTGCTGGTCGAAGTGGGCTTCGAGGCCAACGAAGGAGTGATTTTTAAAGCAACCGAACGCGGTGGATTTGCGCGAGATACCCGGGACGATCTTCGGCAGGACCTAGACCACCTGGTCAAGACCGGCTGCCTGACCCAGACCTGGCTGAATGGCTCGTTGCGGGTGGTGAAACTAACCGAGCGCGGCGAAGACGCAGCCCATGGGCGCGTGGCCGTTGAGGGGGTCGAACGCACCCGCTGGGACCGTTAAAATGGTTCGCCCGTCGAAAATCGACCAACTGCCACCTGCCGTGCGGGAAGAAATTGGCCGCCTTCGCCGCGATGGCCTGACTATTGATGACATCCTCGCCCGTTTGCGAGGGATGGTACCCGCAGAGCAGCAGCCGTCACGGGCGGGGCTGGGGCGGCATATCCAAAAGGTCGATGTGCTCGCCGGACGGATCAAGGC